GGTCGGCTTCGATGACGAGGTTGAACCGCTGGCACAGGTCGGCCATGAATTCCTTTTGCTTCATGCGGGGAAGCATAGCCGGAACGTTGACGGTACCCCCAGGGGCGTGAGTACACAAAAAGAAAGTGAGCGCCGTCTGCCCTGTCCCTCCGCCCGTCACTTGTAGCGTCGATCCGCTCTGCTTGCCTGTGAAGTAGACCTGCACGGAGATGCCGTCGTTCGCTGCGCAGATAGCTTCCGAGATAAAGGAGAGCGTGGCTTGATTGTTCGTCGTGCTGATAGTACCGGTTGCGCTGCCTATGCTCGTCGTTCCGCGCGTGATGCGGGCGATTAGGCTTATCTGTTCGCCGACGTTGCCATTCAGTAAGGTGAACTGCACCTGCGCGGCAAAGCGATGCGTTCCTCCTTCAGCGCAATAGTATGCCCCGACACCGGTATTGAAATTGCCGTCGGTATCGAACCCACCAAAAAGAGTCGTGCTGTTCATTGGCACGAGCTGCCACGCCGGGTTGCTATTGCCCGAACCGTCGGCGACTAAAGAAGTGAATCCCGTAGCGACGGCTTTACACTGCCCCACCGGTCCAGCATTGACCCGCTCCCGTTCACTGCCGAGGGTCATGTATATCGTCTCGAAATACGCGCCGCTGATGAAGCTGGACGTGTACACGAATCCGTTGCTATTCAGGACCCTATCGAACACCTCCCGGAGCCGAATTGCCGGCTTCATCATTTCGGCAAAGACGCCCGCCTGAAGGCTGGAATCGAGAAGGCCGTAATTCGCTTCGGCCACGATAGGTTGCTGGTCGGCCTTCAGTCCGTGGTCGGCGAGCGGAATTATAATCGTGCCCGCATCCATCGCGAAAGGATTTTGGCAGATGTTATTAGCTAGGTCCTGCGAGTCGATGAAATTCTGTTCTGTCTGCGCGTAGTTGTATGACGTAATCTGCTGACCGGGCGAAGAGTTAAACGCCTCCTTCAGGAGCTTGGAACCCATCTCCGCAAAGAGATCGGCCACATCGCCGAGGACGTTGACCTCGTAGACTTGAGCCATAAGGCGCACGGCCCGCAGTTGCATAGCCCCCCGGATGACCTGCACCCCGTCCTCGTAGATGAGCACCTCCGTCTTTTGGGTAGGGTCGAAATCTCCATCCGAGAGGGTGACCTCGTAGAAGTGTGCGAAGAACTGGTTATTCCTATCGGTGAACGGGAGCCGGAAGGTCTGCGAGTACGGCGCATGGCGCTGCATCGTCTCCCCCGGTTTCGCTACGGCGAGATTAAGAGAGATAGACGGAGAGCCCTCCAGGTCGAGGGTCGTCTGGTTCTGCGTGTCTTGGTTGAGGGCGACGAGGCGGATCACTTCAGGCGGGGTCGGTTGCTATATCGCAAGGTGAAGGAATACGAGATTAGTTTCTCGTTGGCCGTGGTCTTGAAAAGGTACTCGGTATCGGTCACCACGACGGGGATGAGGACGTTGTACCGGTTCACCAGGAACACGTCCCGCGAAACGGCGATATCTCGCAGGTGGTCCCCGTAGCCCTCGTCGATATAGTCGGTCGATATACGGAGCTCCTTTTCGGCCTTTACCGTCGTCGTGGTTACCCCCCTTTCATACCCTTGATAGTCCCAGTCTACCGTCGCGCTCACCAAGTCCCAATTCCCGCGGGGGCGGTTGTAGGAACTGCGCTCTATGCTCGTGAGCTTCTCCTCGCTACGCTGGTCGAAGTTGAAGCAATCCCACCCCCCGTGACGGTTCAAGAATAGGAGCTGCTTGCGGGGGTACTTACTGCACCCGTCGTCGATTGTGAACCTATGAACCCCCGAATCTTGGAACGTCTGGCTTACGCCCGAACTGGCCGAGAGGTACAGTTCGTAATATGCGAGGTCGGCGGAATCGATGAGGTTGGCGAGGTTCGTATCCGATGCTTCGGCGGCGTGTTCGGATAGGTTCTGCGTCCCACATCCAAGGTACTGCACCCGCTCGGCGTCGGTACTGACCGATCCGGGGTCTACGCCCCCCACGGCGCTGATATCGAGCGAGGCGGTGTCTATCGTGGTTCCATCGGCCTCGAAGCCCCGGACGATAACAAAGGTCGCCGTGGCTTGGTCGGCTCCCCATGCAAGCACGTAGGGTTCATTACTGCCGATCCTGTGCTCGTAGACCTGCCGGAACGCGGCCCCGAAGGCAGAATCCACGCCGAGGTTCGGAGCGGACGAAAGGAAGTTATCGTTGATGCCGCTCGGCTGAAATTGCCCTGTGCCGGGGGAATACTCCAGGCCATCGGAAATGAACTCGTCACGGAAGGCGAGCACGGTCCTATTCTCTACGTTGAGCGTCTCGGTCGGTTCTGCCGTGGCGCTGGTGGCGCTCTCGTATCCGAGCTTCACGGTTACCTCGCGGGCAGCGTTGCGGGTCACCCCTAGACCGATCACATTGGCGCCCCCGTAGGTAGTGCCCCCCAGCGTGGTCACGGGCGACGAGGACGGCGCTTGCGAGTTCTCTATCTCGGTATCGATATAGTCGTCGCAAATACGGGAGATATCGAAGACGGCTGAGAAGGGAGGCGACGAGGTCAGCGGGTGCGTCTTGAGCTTCGCGATCTCCGTCCCGCCTATCTCGACCTGCAAGATGAATCGGTACTTGTAGTACGTGGCGATTACGTTCTCCTGGACCTGAAAGATGAGCGGCTCCGCCGTGCTCTGGAAGTCGGTCGTATTGGGGTAGAATTCAAACTGTGCCGCCATTGAGTAGGGTGCTTATTGCGTTGCCGATATCCTTCGCCACGGCTGCCTCAAGTTTCGCGTTGTGCTTCTTCAGGGTCTTGTCGTAGGCGTTCGTGAAGAAATAGGAGGGCCGGATACCGGTTTGATATATGCTTCGGCTGATAGCGTACACCATCGACTTGCGGGACGCAAACTGCCCACCCGCAGAGCGGGGAGCGATGCCCTTCCTTACTACCCATTTATCTATCGAGGGGCGAAGCCTTCCTTTCGGGCCTGTGCCGGATCCAAACCGGAACGGGGAACGGGGGGCCTTGGCCGAGGATAGCGCACCCTTTACCCCCTCGTCAACGTATTGCCAGTATTCCGCACCGGGGAAAGAGAAGCGTAGATCTAGGCTCTTCTCATTCTTCGATACGCTCTGCTCGTAGCGTATGGAGTTGTAGAGGTTCCCGGTCACGACCTTGCCCCGTGCCTTGAGGGATATGCGGGCGCGGCGGCGTACCTCCTTGCCAATCTTGCCCAGCTCCGTCATGGAGTGGGTCATGCGTACCCGCTGGCCGTCTACGGTTATGAAGTCCTTCACGCTCTAAAATAGAAAGCCCCGCCGAAGCGGGGCCGTCTGTTTGTATGTCTTGGACTCAAGCGTGTTCGACAATAGAAGTTTTAAATCCAAGTTGCTCGGTTGCATTACGCAGGAAGTTTGCTTGCTCTTTTGCCATTCTCTTGTGCTGTGCGACGAGTTGATTGTCTTCGAAAACATGTACGTCGATTTGGCCAGTACTCATTTCGACGTGGAATTCGTATTCGAGAGTGCTCATGTCCTGGGTGTTTTGTGCGTTGTTCATGTCCCAAATATACACACGAATATTCACCCACCAAACAAATAAGCAAATTATTTTCTTCTTTATGCGAATGCCGCCCCGCACAGGTCGAGCGTATTCCCCGTCTGGAGGCGTACCGTACCGACCCACCCCGTGAGCAAATTATCGAAGCGGGCCGTGAAGGGTTCGCAGTCCACAGGCAGCTCGATACGCACGTCGCGGTCCACATCCGATTGCGCGGAAAGGACCTGGGCGTAGTTGCTGACGATATCAATGAGCGTCCGCAAGGTGTCCGAGTATTGTTCCTGTGCGTCGGTCTGTCCGGGGAGGACGAGATCCATAACCAGCACATCGAGCGAATACGTGAGGACGCCGCGGTCGATACTTGCCCCGCTGATGTCCGCGTAGCAGATAGGGTACTTGTCCCCGGCGAGTTTCTGAATGTCGACCTCCGACATCTCGCCCTCTTTGAAAGAGCGGATGAAGTGGTGGTCGAGGGCTATGGTTTGGAGCTCGTCGATTATTTGGTTTACTGTTCTCATAGGTTCAAGGCTTCTTTGATGGTTTCGGATGACAGACCACCTTCAGATATTGGCGAGGTTAGGTAGACGTTCATGAGCTCTACGAGCATATTAAATTCTGCCTTGTCCTCAAGTTCTTTCAGGGCATTCAATTTCTGTTCCGTGGGCCAAGCCAGCACCATGTTCCGGGCGTGTTCGCTAATCATAGGTTCATTTTTTGCTTTTCCAGTAGCGCCCGATCTTGCTCATAGGCGAGCCAAGCGAGGGCCGTTTCGAGGTGAGTCCTTTCAACCTCCGGTAGTTTAGTAATGTCCTCCCCTGCGAGATGTACGAACGTGGCGAACCATCCGTATTTCTCGGATAGCTTGGATCCTCCACCGCCTTGGAATAGCTGTCCAAAGCGTCGACTAACGCCTTCCCGATACGCAAAAAAAAAGCGGCCGCACCGAGAGCGTGAGCCAGTTTCATCTGCTTGAAGAACTCCGAGCGGTCCTCGCCGTCATAGTCCGCAATCCGGTAGAACTCGCCGTGCTCCTCGACGATGGGACGGTATAGGATGCCCATGACCTGCGGGAGGTGTTTCTCGAAGGAGTCCTTACATAGCGTCTCTATGTCTGCGAATTCAGCCACGGTGACACGGGACAGGTTCGGATGGAATCCGTAGCGCTGGTCGAGCTCGATGATCCTCTCGACGGGATACTCGGCGTCGTACTTGTCGAGGATGCCCCCGATGACCCCCCCGATATGCTGGATGTCTTTCTGCTCCATCGCCATGACTTCGGCCCGCTCCAGGTGGCAGAGGATGCAGATGGTCCTCACGACCTGCTCCATCTCGTCCCCTTCGGGTATGGCCTTGACTTGGAGATACTGGTCGACGGTGATGTCGTACAGGTTCTCCGGTATGGTGATGGTCTTCTTCACGTCTGTAAATAGACGAAAAGACGGGACATAAAAAAAGGCCCCGGAGGGCCTGTACTTGGGTGGGGTGTAATTACGCCTCCACAAATTCGAGGCGCCCTACCTTGGGAAGGTCAAGGTGAAGCTGCCGGTGGTTTTGAACCTTGTACTCGAGGCTCTCGATGAGCTGGGCAGCATTCTTAAAAAGAAGTGATCCACAGTTGCGGCGGAGGTGGTTGACTGGAAGAGCGAAGTCTTCAAGGCTATCAATTTGGCAAGAGTACCCGTTGAGGGTGATTGCTTTGAGTTCGATAGAGCGGCCGTTGGGGGAAGAGAAAGTCATCATCTCGGGAGGGGTTTGTTTGTCGTTGTTGACATAGCAAATATACAACAATGTTTTGCATATCCTACTATAAAGGCAAAAATAATTTGCATTTATGCAAGGAAGTAGGAACCCGACCGGGAGGTAGTCAGCAGATTCAGACACACATACCGGACCGCATCGATGCCGTGGTTGTCCTTATCGACGGGGCGGTTGAGGTTGCGCCCGTTCTTGTCCTGCTCCCAGCGGTACGCCCGAAGCTCCTTCTGTAGCTGGGTACTCTCTGCCGTCACGAGCAGCTTGTGCCTTCTCATAATGTCGATGCCCTGCCGAATCGAATCCGGTCCCTTCCGTGCGGGCTTGACGTTGTGCCCCAACCGAAAGAGCTCCTCGATACTCTTCGGCTCGGCAGAGTCTGCGATGATGGTCTCCACGTTCAGCTTGTCCAGCTCCTCGCCTATGTCGGGATTGGTGAGTCCGGTCGAGTACAGGCGCTCGTGGAGGATCAGCGTATTCCCGTCTTGGTATACGTCGATGACGGCGGTGGGGTCGTTGGTGAATCCGAAGTCGAGGCCCGTTCCGATCCTCTTGCCGGCTATCTCTCCGACCTCCCACGTGAAGACGGCCGCCTGGTTGACTCCCCTCTCTCCGAGGCCATAGATGCGCCAGTAGTTCGGGTCGGCTTCCTTGAGGCGTTCTATCTCTTGGATGGTGGCACGGTCGAGGTATGGGTTGTCCTGGTATGTGGTCTTGAAGAAAGAGGC